CAGATTCACACCGATGTTGAGAAGAAAAAAGCTGAAGAGCAAGGCTACTCATTGACAGACGATGAGCGCTATCAGATCTGTGAGATTCAAGTTGACTATGACTTGCCGATGTTTGAAGATGAGGATGGCATCGCCAGACCTTATATCATCTCGATTGAAAAAGGCACGCGCAAGGTTCTATCGATCTACCGCAATTGGAAAGAGAAAGACCCACTCAAACTCAAGAGAGACCACTTAGTTCAGTACGACTATGTGCCAGGTTTTGGCGCTTATGGTTTGGGATACATCCACTTGATTGGTGGCTACGCCCGTGCAGGTACATCGATCATCAGACAGCTCGTTGATGCAGGTACGCTCTCTAACTTGCCCGGAGGTTTGAAGACCCGTGGGCTGCGTACCAAGGGAGACGATACACCGATCGCCCCCGGAGAGTTTAGAGATGTGGACATTGCGTCAGGCGCACTGCGTGACAATATCATGCCCTTGCCATACAAAGAACCCAGTCAGGTTCTGGCAGGTCTACTTAAAGAGATCACAGACGAAGGTAGAAGACTTGGTTCAATCGCAGATATGAACGTGTCTGACATGGGTGCCAACGCACCTGTGGGTACTACGCTAGCTCTATTGGAGAGACAGCTCAAGACCATGTCTGCAGTGCAAGCCCGTGTGCACTATTCGATGAGACAAGAGTTCAAGCTCTTGAAAGAAATCATCAGAGAGCATGCGCCAAAATCCTACGCATACGACCCGGACAAAGCAGATCGTAAAGCCAAACAGTCCGACTACGACTTGGTGGAGGTGATCCCAGTATCGGATCCNAACTCAAGCACNATGGCTCAGCGNATCATGCAGTACCAAGCTGTGATTCAGTTGTCGCAAAGCGCTCCACANATCTATGATCTACCGATGTTGCACCGTCAGATGATNGAGGTGTTGGGTGTGAAAAACGCCGANAAGTTGGTGCCGACNGAAGATGANGAGATGCCCAAAGATCCGATCAGTGAGAACATGGGCTTCCTCAAAGGAAAGCCTACAAAAGCNTTCATNTTCCAAGATCACGACGCNCACATTGCNGTGCACTCTACGTTCATGCAGGATCCCATGATTGCTCAGCAGATTGGGCAGAACCCCATGGCGCAACAGATGCAAGCAGCGATCCAAGCGCACATCGCAGACCACTTGGCGTTCCAGTATAGGAGCCAGATTGAGAAGCAGTTGGGTGTGCAGATGCCAGCACCAGATGCCAAGTTGCCACCCGATCAAGAGGTTCAGTTGTCTAGGCTTGTGGCCCAAGCCGCAGTGCAGCTCACACAGCAGCATCAAGCGATGGCGGCACAACAGCAAGCTCAGCAACAAGCTCAAGATCCCTTGGTTCAAATGCAGCAGCAAGAGTTGCAGATCAAGGCAGCGCAAGCTCAGACACAAGCTCATAAAGTTCAGGGCGAGTTGGCACTCAAGCAAGCTGAGCTACAGTTGAAACAACAGCAAGCTGGGGTACAGGCAGCACAAGCGCAACCAGCGCAAAACGCAGTTCAAACACCCGAGCAGCTTAACCAGCAGCATATCATGGACGTAGCGCAAGCAACCCAGCAGATGCACCACACTGAGCACCAGCACAGACAAAGCTTAGTGCATGCCGAGAAAGAACATCAAGCCAAACTCAAGCAAGAGCAAGAAAAGCATATCTTAGATATGGCGACAAAGGCTCAACAAGCTCGTGAGAAGATGGACATTCAACAGCAGCAAGCAGACGCTCAGATGAACCAGCCACAAGGAACACCTAGCGAATGAGCATTCCAATCTTTAGTCCAGAAGAATGTGCTTCTATGGTAGCTGCGTTTGACGCTGCCGAAAAGACTGATGAAAACGGTCAGAAGTACTATCGCAATAGCAGCGGAGTTTATAACCTCCCTGCTACTTTAGCGTATGTTGATCGAGTTACAGATAAGATTAAACATAAATATCCTGGGCTAAAGTTTGCTAATTCCTATACCAGAACGTATGGTCGCCACAGTTTTTTGGGGCTTCATACTGATCGTCCGGGGTTAGATATAACTCTAAGCGTTTGCATAGAAGACAGAAATAATTTGGATTGGCCTTTGTGCATTAGCATGAAGACTTATGAAGGCGAATGGAAAGATGATACGCAGCCAGAATCTTGGCAAGAAGAACATATTCAAGTGCATACACCGTTAGGGTATGGGGCGTTTATGGAAGGGCGAACATTTCCGCATTGGAGAGATGAACTATTATGCGGGGAAAGCCAAAGAACAATATATGTGTTTTATCATTGGACGATAGAGGAAGCTTTGCCAACAATCCCAGAACCTAAGTTATTAGATAACCCATCTTATATAAACATTGATGGACAAAATATACAAGTAGCGATGCAATTAAAGCACCCAAGAGTTGTGTTGTTTAACAACTTTTTATCATTGGAAGAATGCAATGAAATGATTGAGGGTATAAAAGATAAGGTATTAGACTCTACAGTTATTGACAATAAGACAGGTAGTGCAGTCAAACATCCGGGGCGAACAAGCTCAGGTTCGTTTTATCAGCGGGGTCAAACACCTTTGATAGATAGGCTTGAAACTAGAATCAGTAAATTATTAAATTGGCCTGTTGATCGGGGTGAAGGCTTTCAAATCCTTAGATACGAAAATGGACAGCAGTACAAACCCCACTTTGACTATTTTGATTTAGCTCATGGTGGGACAGCAGAGCTGTTAAAAAAAGGTGGTCAACGAGTTGCCACATTGATTTTGTATTTAAGTACGCCCATACGTGGCGGCTCTACCATATTTCCTGATGCCAATAGCTTAGAGATATTGCCACAGGCTGGGAGTGCATTGTTTTTTAGCTATGACAAACCCGACCATTCAACCGCAACATTGCATGGCGGCTCACCTGTTATAGAAGGTGAAAAATGGATTGCAACCAAATGGCTTCATGAAAGTAGGTATTGATATGGACGACAGACTGCTTGAACACTTGCTTAAAAAGCTCGAAGAGATTAAAGATTCATATACCGCACCGATGAGCGAAGGTGCTGCGAAGGATTTTGGTGAGTACCAAAATATGTGTGGGGTAATCCGAGGCCTTACCCTTGCACAAAGAGAGATAGCCGACCTCGTGCGTAAACTAAAGGATGATGAAGATGACGAGTAACTTCGATGTAAGTGCTGTAGACCTTTCTGGTATTTTGAATAAAGATCCAGAACAAAAGGCCAAACAGATTCCAGACCCCAAGGGATTCATGCTATTAACTGTAGTCCCCGAAGCGATGGAAGAGTATGCAGACAGCGAGATTGGGATTATCAAATCTAGCCAAGAAGTTTGGAAAGAAGAGATGCTCACCCCAGTGTTGTTTGTCATCAAGATGGGCCCAGAAGCCTATTCAGATACAACAAGGTTCCCTAGTGGGCCTCGTTGCAAGATTGGCGATTTCGTAATCGTCAGACCCAATTCAGGCACCCGCTTGAAGATCCATGGCAGAGAGTTCCGTCTAATCAACGACGACAACGTCGAGGCTGTGGTTGAAGATCCCCGTGGGATTACACGTGCGTCATAAGGAGTAAAACATGGCAACATACAGAGGTGAAGACTTTAAGTTCCCTGATGAAGTTGATAAAGCAACTGAACAGGAAGTCGAGATTGAAATCGAAGACGATACTCCCCCAGAGGATCGCAACCGCAAACCCATGGATGAACCTCCACAGGATTTTCAAGCGGATGAACTAGCCAAGTATGACGAGAGTGTCAGAAAAAGGATACAACACTTTACTAAGGGTTATCACGAAGAACGCCGCAAGGCAGAGGCTGCCCAACGTGAGCGAGAAGAAGCCATTCGTGCAGCCCAAGTGATTGCCGAAGAGAATAAAAAACTCAAAGGCTCACTGAGCGAAAGCCAAACAGCTTTGATTGAAAGCGCTAAACGCGTAGTCAATACAGAGATCGAAGAGGCTAAATCCAAGTACAAAAACGCTTATGAAGCGGGAGATTCTGAAGCACTGTTGGCTGCACAAGAAGAGCTAACGGCTGCAAAGATAAAGGCTGATAAAGTTAACAATTTTAAGCCGACCCCTTTACAAGATAGTAAAAATGAAGTACAAACGGCTCAAGCGGCTCCAACTACAGTGGTTGATCCCAAAGCGGAAGCGTGGCGGGAAAAGAATCCGTGGTTCGGAAACGATGATGAAATGACCAGCTTTGCGTTGGGGTACCATGCGAAACTCCTCAAGTCTGGCGTTAATCCATCGTCCGAAGAGTATTACGAGAAGTTAAATTCTCGGTTGAAACAAGTTTTCCCAGATGCGTTTGAGTCTGAGAAACCTGCTGATGCGCCACCCCCTCAGCGGCCAGCCAAATCAAACGTAGCACCTGCTACGAGAAGCACAGCGCCCAAAAAGATCGTGCTGACTCAGACTCAGGTAAATATCGCCAAGCGGCTTGGTGTTCCTTTGGAACTCTATGCCAAAAAGGTTGCGGAAGAACAAGTGAGGAGTAACTAATCATGACAGCACAAAGTAGACTATCGCGCGAACTAGATTCGAGAGCATCCACCCAACGTCCAACGATGTGGAGGGCGCCTGAGACTCTACCTATGCCCGACCCCCGGCCCGGTTGGAAACATAGATACATTCGCATTAGCACAATGGGGCAGTCTGATCCCAGTAACATTTCCTCTAAGTTCAGAGAAGGATATGAACCCTGCAAAGCGGAAGATTATCCTGAGATGATGATGCACGCCACCGAAGAAGGCCGATTCAAAGGCAATATCGAGGTAGGCGGATTGTTACTCTGCAGAATCCCAGAAGAGTTTTTGCAACAACGTGATGCGTACTACGCAAAACAAAACCAAGCTCAAATGGACTCCGTGGATAACAATTTCTTGAAAGACAGCGACCCTAGAATGCCTCTGTTCTCAGAGAAACGTTCGAAGGTTACATTTGGTTCTGGTTCTTAATCTTTAAGGAATTAACATGGCTTATCCTACAGTTTCGGCCCCTTACGGCCTGAAGCCTGTTAACTTGATCGGTGGACGTGTTTATGCGGGTTCTACTCGTATGTTCCCCATCGTGAATGGTTACGGCACAAGCTTGTTCAACGGCGACGTTGTTCAAATCGGTACCGGTGCAAACATCGGTAATCTCGTAGTCTCATCCTTGGCATACAACGCTTCTTCAGCAGTAGCTGGAACAATCGGTGTGTTCGTTGGTTGTGAGTACTCCACCACTGGCGGCCCCATTTATGGTAAGAATCGTTACCAATACTGGCAAGCTAGCACAACTGCTCCTGACGCCCTTGGCTATGTAGTTGATGATCCTCAAGCTGTTTTCAAATCAGCCGTGGTCGTTAACCCAGCCGGTACAGGTGGTAGCACTACTATTGCTTACGCTAA